TTCTTACCCCACTTAATAAGAGATTCTGACGCTGCTCCCAAAGCGGCGGTTGTCAGTCCAATACGAACACGCATAACTGACCAAGCTTCGTTCAATCCTCCCATGCCAATAAGGCCACGAGCCATGGCCTTTGAGTTTGCAGCAAGAGAGTTGGTCATTGCTTCAATTCTTTCTGTGCTACCGCGCGGAATAATCATGTCCGCACCAACCCGGCCAGAAGTTGAAGTGGTCCACTGAACAGCCATAGCACGCTGAAGAGCATACTGTTCCTTCAGAATGTTAGTAAACTGCTTGTGGACCTGCATTGACTGCTTTAGACTGATATCACGCTTAATAATTGATTCAGTCAGAACGGAAGTGGCAGTCCTAGCCTGTACAGATTGTACGGCTAGGTCACCAATTTGTGAAACGGCTCTACGGAATGAGTTACGAGAGTCATTTACATTGCTCATAGACAAAGCACCCGATGCCATATTGCGCTGCATTACTTGCAACTGCTGGTTCAATCGGGTTACTTCTCCGTAAACTTCTCTAAAGTTTGCGGAACCGCTAAATCTAATCTGAATGTTTTCTATCTTAACTCATTCCTTCATTTATTCTTCAATAATTCCGATACCAATATCGGAGAATTCAAGCTGTTCTTCGGATACCCCGCGAAGTTTAGCCTCTGCCCTTCTCTTTACCTCTTCGAATGAAGAATCATTGTTCTTCTTTTCGTCTAGGTCAATTCCCTTAAGAGCCGCCGCGAACTTCTGTCGTCGGTATTCTTGTTCACGCGATGCCTCTAGAATTGCTCGAAGCTCATCGAGAGTAAGATTGTCCTCAATCTCTTCGAAGTTTTTCCAGTGGCCTAGGAGAAAAACCTCAGCCTCTAGTTCGGCCAGGTCTAGCTCCTTCCAAGAGCCTCCTGAGCCATCGCTAGAAGATTTGGGTCGTTGAGCTTAATTCCGCCACATACATCAAGAATGTGATATACAGTGGGCATATCAACGGCATCTTCATAAGCCTCAGTATGCTTGTCGTTATCCCAGAACTCTGGTCTCTGAGACTTCAAGCACAAAGCGGACGCATCTAGAAGAACTTCTAGACCATCCTCTTCAGTTGCACCTTCCTCGCCAAACTTTTCCATTACCTTCATAAAGGTACGCAGTGTCTTAATGTTAAGTGGCTTTAGAGTAACTGAGGTTTCGTCCTGTAGACCAATATCCTCTGTTACATATACAGATGTTGCCAATTTAAACCTTTCCTTCCATTTATAATCTCAGTTTACCACGATTTAATCATGGGCGCAATTTTATGGGGCAAAAATGAAAACCCCGCCAAAAGGCGGGGCTTCATAGAAAATCAAATCTTAGATGTTACGGTCACGAATGATTCCGTACTCAGAACCACTGAAGTTAGGGTCTGGTAGAAGTCGGAATGCAACTGGGAATACCGTAGCCTCATTACGCTTAACGCTGTGTGCAGTAGATTCTACAGACAGAACTCTGCGTGCGTGATAAATACGCTCACGCTTGGCTCCAGCAGCAGTCTTTGGACCTGGACCTACAGCAACTAGAGCACGCTCTACAGGCTCATCACCTAGAGCACCCGCCGCAATTCCAAGTTCAGTAACGCTCGCTGTTGATGTAAGGGTTGCAGACTGCTGACCCCAAGCAACTAGAAGGTTCTCTAGCGCTGCCTCAGCAAGAGTAGTATTGATGGTTACTCGCATTGACTGCTTGAAGAGCTTAGCTGAGTCAAGAAGCTGGTCAACTTCTACATCTCCGTAGTCTGGCTCATAAGAAACCTCAAGACCTTCTGTCGTAAAACCGGCGTGGCGGAAGTCAGCAGAAGCATCTAGAGCAGTCGTGAAAGACTGACCTGAAGATGGATTTGCTGGCAGTGCCGGACCTCCGGACCATGCTACATCAGTGCTATCCTTTGCAGAAATATAAAGAGCTGCTGCACCAATGATAATGTTACGTACCTGATATGCCATTTTTGAATGTCACCTCCATTTAGGTTAAAAAGTTTTGTGTGCTGGCTAGGCACTTCCTCTATCAGTATATTATCCTGATTTGGGTTCTAAAGCAAAATTAACCAATTATGCTCTCATGCCATTTCCCTCTTGAGTATTCATATCAGTTGTATATTCGTAATTGACAACTACCATGGCTCCTCTAAGGGTCTTTTCAGTTGTTACCGCAAAATCATCAGGGCCAGCCGCAGAAGTAAGCTGCACAAACTTGAAATCAAACTTGTCTGATACCAAGGAACTGTTGTTCAAATCCCGGGCTGTCCAATCCATTCTCTTCATAAGGTCAACCATATAGGCATTAATTGCCCTCAAGCGTTCTTCATCAAAGTCATAAATTACATAGGCACACTGCTCTCTACACAACCACCATTCAGATGAGTATGCAGACACAATATAATTGTAAACGATATACGGGCTTCTATTTCCGGTAATGTCACTCATTTGTGGCCACTGATAACCAGGGACAATAGGAACAATATCATATCCTGAAGTATTTCCAGAACCCTTATAATCCTTAAATGCCTTTACTCCCGGCTTATACTCAAACGCCTTAAGCTTATCCCAAAGCCATTTGTTGATTTCATGAGCACCAACAACCCTATAATCTTCAGCCATTAATAATCCCCTCCCTGGCTCTTGCCGCCTCAATATATTTTCTAGAGCGAGATTCTAGATACTTCTTTGCTGCCAATGCACCAGCTCTTTGTGCAGCTTCGGCATCCGCAATAGTGTTAATAGCGAACGTCTTTGTTCTTGCTCTTCTGAATGGCTTTGTTGCTGATTCAATAGGCATCTTACCAAGGTCTTCTTCTAGAACCCGCCGAATTGATGAGTTGAATACCTCTTGAGCACCAGAACCACCCCACCAAGAAACATACTCCTTAGTAAATGAACCCTTTACCAAAGGTCCACCAGGGTCAGTTACATGGATAGGATTCTGAGTAATTTGACGCTCATACTTCATACTAGGATTCGTGGGACCTGTGAAATAAGCGAGGAACTTTCCTCTCTTTGGCTCAATCAAAATGTTTTTTCCATATTCCATTACAGGAGCCTTCCAGACAAAGACATGGATTTGTTTTACACCAACGTCCTTAAAATCTGACCGGACCGGAACCGTTTGCTTTGATGCACGCCAAGAAAATGTTGCTGTCCTTGTAGCACCGCTTCCCAAAAGCTTATCATCCCACAATTTAGCTGTAGGGTCTCCAATCTGTCCCCATTCATAGACATGATGGAACCTTGAAGGCTGTGCTGGACCGACTACTGACATATAATCGGTGAATGCCTGCGACATAATCACATGGGTATACTTAAGGACTGGACCAATATGTCTAGATGTCTTAATACCCATAGAAAGCTCTTGCAAAAATCCGGTGAGGGCGGCTGACTCAGCAATGTCAACATTGAAACCAATGTACTTTTTAGCCATTATTGAACAACCGCCCTCTTGACTAGAGCAATTTTGCCAATAAGCATTCCAAACCCGTCGATTTCAGGAGAAACCCTGAATACATCGAATGTAGTTGGTGGATTGCCATCAGATTCCTCTTCAGACCAAAGAGTCTGTCCCTTGAGAGTCCTGATATTGGCTACTCTGTCTCTCAGAGTAATATCGGCATTAAATGGTAGTTCGAGCTTAACCCACTCCTCATTCAAATACTCTGAGCCAAACTGTTCTGCTGCTCGGATGCTTCCGGTCATTGCAGCCTTAGCACGACACTTAACTGTGACAACATGACCTTCCACATCCGGGGTATTTGGGTCATCTGTTACCCAAACCTGAATGAAAGCCCAGGAATCAGGGTCCTGAACCCATTCCCAATGACCTGTTGATGATGAAGAATCATCTGGTGCAGCATCAGGCTTCACAATGTCTGCCAGCATACTGAACTTCGCACTTGCTAGACATCTAATCAATTAAATCACAACCATAGTGCTACGTCGGAAAGGCTCAAGAAGCTGGTCTACAATCACACTTCCTGTTCCATAGTAAGCATTTGGATTGTACTCGTATCTCCAGCCATCTCCAGAAATGCTCTTCAAGTATCTGTCTCTATATTCTGCTTGTGGACACAATTCATCTTCACAAAGTGACAGGGCTGCTTCTTTAACTTCGGCAGGAACATCGTCCCATCCCCATACTCCAGTAATTGTATAGACAAAATTATCCCTAAACCCGCGCGAATAAACACTGTCCGGGTCTCTGATAACATTCTCAAACACATAATCACCTGTAGGAGTTGGGGCGGAAAATCCAATGTACCATCCGTCTCCTCTAGAAGTGTAAAGGCCAGGAGAAGAAATGCCGTCACTTGAGTAAATAATATTCGCTCCAGCAATGTTTTCTAGAGAAACCAGCCTATCAGAAAGCTTAAGCTCTTCATCACCAGAACCAATCACCTCACGTGTTCCAACATACCTGCCAAATGACTGCCCGGTATAATTATCAATAATGCCGCGAATCCTTCTCTCAAGCCTCTTCAGCTCAAGGTCCATCTTGTCAGTGGTATCGAACATGGTCAAAACTTCAGGAATAGCTTCCTTAATTTCATCCAAAGTCACATACGGAGTCACAACATCAACAACAGTAGTGTAGTTGTATGTCTTGGTTACAGAATTTTCAACATAATTGAACTTCCATCTAATCTGGATAGTCTTATCTGACTGAACAAGGCTGAATGGAAGCACGACTCTATAGCCACCAGAAATCTGTGATACAGTTGCGAACGTGTACAGCAGTGTGTTACCTTCATAGGCAGCTACCTCAAAGGTTCCACTGACCGCAGTGACAGGCACCTTCAGGTCAATATTTGCTAGTTCATTTCTATAGATTTCCATGTCGTCAGTATATCACATTTGAATATATAAAACCTAAAATTGAGTTATAGGTTTGCAGGCTTCTTTACTCCACCTACAATAACATATGCACCTGAAACTGACTTCTTAACCCCGCCGACAATGGCAGACTTTGAAGAAACCGGCTTCTTAATACCGCCCACAATAATATTTCCCGGCTGAGCAGATGTAATAGCAGTGTTCTTCCATGTATTTACTTCAGTTGTTGTCAGTGACCCGGAAAAAATCCTCACTCCAGAAATTGAAAGCAGAGAGCTTGAATGCATGTCCGCAGTAAAACCACTAAACCATGGATAAGGCTCCCAAGTTACACTTCCCGTTCCCGTTCTACTTGCAGACTGAACACTTGTTCCATCGACATACCATTCATATCTGTCATCTGCATCTACTACAGCAAGATGATGCCAAGTGTTATCGTTCAAATCCGGGCCAATTCCATCTGCAAAAGCTAGCTGGTCACGCCATCTCGCAAATGGTCTGAACTTGTTCCCAATCATGTCACAGCCTGCTCTAGTAGACAATGAGCTTGGGTCTCTGTGCTTATGGATAACTCCAAGATATCCGGTTGATGATGCCGAAAGTTTAACCCAAGCCATCATACAAACACCCCCGTCTGATGCGACTGGTTCTAGACCTGTTCGGCCATAAGTAATAGTCTGTCCGTCTGCCGAAAATGTAATCCCCCGTGAACCAGCATGAGGTCCATTTACATACGTTGGAGTGTAATTTACAGTAGCTGTATGACCATGACCAGATGTATCATTCAGATTATCGAGAAATCCCCACTCACCAAGTAGAACTCCTGTCATGGCGTGTACTCCACCCACAACTTGCCTTCAAGAGCAGCTAGTTCTGTTGGGTCGGTTGGTAGTGCAGTTCCAGCCGTAACAATAACCAAATTATTTGGTCCGGCTGCTCCAGTATCGCCCTTGACACCTTGCGCACCTGTACTTCCAGTAGCACCAGTGGCACCCTTAATATTGACTTGCAATGTCCATGTGGTTGAATTAGTCTTCTTAAATACATCCTGACTTGTTGTATTAATAAACCAGTCTCCAACAACACCCTGGCCACTTGTTGGATTTACTGTTCCATTCAACCATTGTGCACCATCTGTACCATTATTTCCGGCAGGACCAGTTGCGCCCGTGGCTCCTGTTGCACCAGTATTACCAGTGTCGCCTTTATCTCCTTTGGGCCCTGTCGCTCCGGTAGCCCCTGTAGGTCCCTGAATTCCCTGCGGACCTCTTGGCCCAGAACCTGAAACAGAAACACCAGGTGGCGGAGTCCTGGTAATAGATACCATTGGGGACTCCGCCTGCACAATTTCAATATTAATTGGCCCTGATGGGGTTGTCACCTTGTTACCTCTGAGTATACTGTGACGTCACCAGCAAAATACGTTCTGTTATTTCCATCTTCATCAGTTACCTGAAAATCCCAAATGTAGGAACTTGCTGTCAAAGTTGATGTCAACGATGATGGAAATACAATATCAATTGTTCCCTCTGACGGAGTAATTGTGCAATCTGCGTCAAAAGATTCTACTGCATCAAAGGACGTCCTTAGACTGCACTTTGCTGTATGACCCGTTAGGTCAATCGCATTACCCTGGCTGTCCTTAAGAGTTACTGTAAATGGTAGATAGTCTCCCTTATACAGCACAAGGTCATAATTGGCAGGAAGATAGTCCTGTCCAATAGGACCCCCCGCTGCCATTCCTGGGAAGACAATATCAGCCATAATATTCCGCAGCCTCCTTTGGAGTTGCGTAACGGAATCCCTGAGCATCGCTTTCTACGATATACTCAGCATCATCTTCTGGTACAAGAGCAAATGGGTGTTCCTTGGTGAACTTAATCCCGCGAATTTCGTATGTTCCATTCGCACGAAGCATCTTAAGAAGCTGCTTAGGTCCATTAGACTTCTTTTCAGCAGCCTCTTCCTTTAGAACAGCATCCTGTTCTGCAACAGTCTTGTCCATCTTAGCAACATCTTCCCAATTAACGCCATCCTCAGCAAGCGCAGCAATAATGACCGCCTTAGTGTCGGTTGGCTTTGTTTCTACGCCGTAATCATCGGCAATCTTCAGAAGGTCTTCCTTCTTTAGTGTCTCAAAACTCATTAATCATATCCTCCATGTTGATTTCATTATAGCAGAAGCTTGTGTAAAACACGAAACCCCGCCCTTTTGGGCGGGGTTCGTCAAACAGAATTTTAGGCTGAGACCTTAACGTTCTTTACAACAACGAAAGCGTCTGCATTCTCAATCTGTGTACCAACACGGCAGTACATTGTGTACTCGATTGTGTCCTTCTTTGGCTTGAACTCACGGTAAACCTGAATCTCACGCTTTACACCCCAAAGCATGTTCTGTGGGAATGTTAGCCATAGGTCACCATGGTCACCTGTAGCACCTGAGTAGTCACCATCCACTGTCTCAAGGAATAGTGGAACCTCCTGAACTGGAACACCGAAGATTGCCTGACTGGTAAATCCAGCAGGACCCTCAGTACGAACACCGTTCTGGGTTACGTTCTGCGCAACCTGCTCAAGGCTGATTAGGCCAGAAGCAGTCTGTGTTAGACCGTATAGGTAATCCTGAATTAGGTTTGAACCGGTGAAGAACTTAAGACCGTTACGTCGCTGCATGTACTTACGTGGCATTGCCTTAAGAGCCTTGTTGGCAGCAGCACGGTTAAGTGGCTGTCCAGCGTGGTCAACAACGTGTCCACCTGCAAGGGCTAGCTTACGCCAACCGTCAAATGCCTTCATCAGCGGGTCTGAAGTAAGAGCGGTGTTACCGTTAATAGCAACATCCTCAATGTCGTTACCCGCCTGCGTTGCCATAAGGCGCGCAATGTGGTCCTCAAGAGCGTCACCTTCAATGTTGTCCTCAAGAGACTCGGTTGAAAGCTCCCAGTCAAGACGCAACTTCTTTGTAGTTAGAGAAATCTTGGTGAATGTCGCACCAGCGTTGACACCGTCGTCAACAGCCTCAGTTGCAACACGCATTAGACGCTCTCCAACACCAATCTTGTCGATGTCCTGCTCCGTTGCACGCATGCGGATTGTACGTACCTGTGAACCAAGTACAGTTGCATCCCACATGTAATCAATGAAACGGTCTGCCTGCTCTGCGTTAAGAAGACCACCACCACCGGAACCAACCTCGGTAGTACGGATAACCTTCTCTAGTAGTTCTGTATTACTCATCTGTTTGTGTCACCTCCATATTTCCTAGAAATTAGTTTTGTAGGTCGGAAAGGCCGAGGAAGCGCCCGCCCCACGTTGAACCCTTACTCTTCTTTAGGGTATCCTCCGTTGACCCGCCTAGGTCTCCGGACTTCTTCATAGCAGTCTCAGACTCTACACCCTCAAGACGCTTTTCAACGCCACCGATGTCAGTCTTTAGAGACTCAAACTTATTTACAAGCTCTTCGTGCTTCTCTACAAGTTCTCCTACCTTGGTCTCGAATGCTTCTGCTGCCTTAGCAATTGCTTCCTCAGCCGCCTTTGCATTCTTCTCAAGGCCAGACGAAATAGCAGTCTGTAGGTCACCAAACATCTTTGCAATGTCTGGCTCTGGAGCAACCTCCGAATTGTCGGCGGTCTCCTCTTCCTTCTTTGCCTCTTCTGCTACTGTCTCTGTGCTTGACTCAACTTCAGTCTCAGCCTTTCCTTCTTCTGCAACTTCGTTAACCTCAGTTGAAGTAGAACCGGCCGGAACCTCAGTCTCAGAATTCTTGTTCTCTTCTGCCACGATTACACCTCCTTCGTTTTGTGCAGTATCCTGCTTAGCGATTGGTTCCTCTGAACCGCTCGTGTTAGAAGAATTACGTGCAGCAACTAGTGACGAAACCTTTTCCGCCTTCTCTTCATCGCTGCCGTACTCAAACCATCCAATGTTTTGCATTGCGGAACCGCAGTTACCGCATTCTGCTGACTCATCAGTGGAAGTCTTAGCAATACCATCCTGCTCACAGTAGTAGACATTCTCTGAATGAGTATCTGCTACAATTCCCTTCATTACAACCTCACCATCAGATGACTTTGTAATAGAGAAGATATTTGCAAGCTGGTTAGCTGGAGAATCTACCAAGCTTAGTTCAACTAGGTCATAGTCCTTAACAAAGCGGATGGCTGCATTTGCTTCCTTTACCCACTGAGTCTCAGCATCCTTAATCGCACCGCCGATAGAAAATCCCTGGAGCGTTCCGTCTAGAACCTTCTCCC